CAATGGTCAATCCATTAACATCAATAAATGCCACATTGGCAGAAGCAATCTGTAACTTTAGGTTACTGTCTGCTTTTAGTGTATCTACGTTAAGTGTACCGGCCAATTTTATTCTCTCTTATTTAATCTTTTATTTATTACGCCAATCTGGAAGCTTCAACTTGTGCTTCATAAGCAGCAATGACTTCTGGTGTCCAAGTTAAGTTGCAAATAGCAGCAACATTAGCTGGTTGTCCAGTTAAATCTTGACCAGGAGTAAGACTGGTACGATGGTAAGTTTGGCTAAGTTGGTTGCCATTTTCCATAATACGGGTTGCTTGGCGATACAAGACTGTACCGTTTTCTGTAACGGTGATTTGGTCTACTACTGTTTCTTTAGTTAATGCCATTTTAAATCTCCTTTTAAGTGTCCGACTAAGCTAATCTGGCTTAGTTAAGTAAAGTAGGTCATTGATAAAGTTACATAATCTCCAGATGTAATGCCAGATATATCAAAACTTACTTCTGATGCATTATCTTTTGATTCAGAAATATAAAACTCTGTGCTTGGGCTAAGAGTAAAAGAATTTATAGCTAATGAAATTGTTCCTGCGCCAAAATCCAAACCACTAGCTATTAAATTGCCAGGAGTAAGTACATTATTTGCTTTTGTAAAAGGAAGCCCGCCAAATTTTGCAATACCAGAACCGCCTGATGCAGTTCCAAATACAAGATATGCATTAACAGTTACTTGCCTACCAATTTTTGTGTAATTAGCATTTGAAGTTGAAAATGTATATGTTCCAGCAGTAGAATTTCCAACAAGAGTAGGTGTCCAAGTACCTTCTTCATAATCATCTAGTGTGTTTGCATCAGATGAAGCAGATTGAGAGGCTGGGAAGGTGATGCCTGTACCTGATACGCAAGCAGCACCTTGAAGTGCTAGGGATTTATCTTATTCTAAAGAAAGGATTTGAGTAAAGGTTGCCGTTGCACCCGCTGTTCCTGTTGGTGCAGCGCTACAAGTGAAACCACCGATAGTTGACTGGTTAACAATAAGCTGGGTTGCAAAATCACTTGCTACATATTTGTAAGCACTGCCATCGTAATAAGCATTTGCTATAAGCCTTAGAGCGTTGCTACGTCCCCATATAGCACCTGAACCTGAACCAGCTTTTATTTGAAGAATAGTATCGCCTGATGCCCAAGCGCTAGGAGTAACACCAATACCTACATTGCCACTAGAGTCAATACGCATATCTTCCGTACCTGTGGTATGGAATGATAATGTATTAGCCGCAGGTAAACGGATGCCTGTTGTACCAGTTGCATCGAAATTTAAATTACCTGAAACAGTTGCACCAGAGATTGAAGAATTACCAATAGAACCATCAGTACCAATCATCTTAGTACCAGATGACGAATATATGCCAGAAGAATTCATGGTCGCAATCTGTGTTGCACCAACATTCAATGTTAGAAATGAATTTTCGGTTTGAATCTTATCAGTTATAATCGTGCCAGCCATTATTATGCCTTGTTTTGTTCTATAAATTTCTGTTTAGCTATTTCAGCTTCTTTTAAGCTAACATAATAACCAACATGGTGTCTTTTACCATTCACATATGCTCTTGCTCTGAAATTTTTAATTCCGGTGCATTTATCAAAATGCCAGCGTTTCATACTTGTTTCGCCACCAGTCAGATTACAATTGGGACAAGTTATTTTTTTATGTATATATCCAGTCAAAGCTAAAGATTTTTTTGCTTTGCTTTCATCAGACTGTTTAAGACCAGTTAATCTTTTTTTCATTGCTGCAATTTGTTCTGGTGTTCTTTTGATGCCTTTTGCTCCAAAAGTTCCTTCACCACCATTTGTATTATTGGTTAAAATACCTGAACCATCATTTTTTCTGCCGTATTTAGCAATAAATTCTTGTTCTACTAAAAATGCCAATTCTTCATCAACATTGTCAATAATTTTACTAACTATTGGTTCTTTTCCTTCAATTAATAATTTACGAATGACACGAATATTATATGAATTTAATTTTCTACCTGCTTTAGCATCCAAAAGATGATGTTGAATTCTTTTGTTTGTACCTTTACCAACATAGAACGGAGTTCCATCAGGATAACTGTAAGTATAAACATAAAATCTATTTTCAGGATTCATTAAAATATTGTCCAGGTACTGTTATTGGCAATTTGGACTGTGACCGAATTTGCAATTGTTAATGGCCCGGCCGAGGACGCATTATATCCTGTGGTGATGCTACAATTTTGTGTTAGAATATTAGCGTTGATTCTGACGATACCAAATTCATCTGCGGACAAATATGGTGTTGTAACAACTGATCCACCAAGATAAACAACTTCAATGTTGTTTGTACCAGATGTAGGTGGAGCAGTTGTGAATACAATTTGACCGTTAATAACTGCATATGAATCGGTCTTTTGTTTTACGCCATCAATGAATACGAGAACCGAAGCTTCGTTGCCATACTCATACGCCAAGTTGTATGTGGTCGTAGAGTTATTGCCAGTAAAGAATTCTGACCTGATTGCGCCGCTTTGCGGTTGGTTGCCAAGATATCCGATTTTAGTTCACCTTTATTCTATGTGGTCTATTTAGTTGTTATTCGTCAGCAGGTTCTGGAGTATTACCTTCTGCAACCCACTCTAAGTATTTTCGGTAATCGGTATTGTCAGGATCAAATGGAATATTTGCCATATCTGACAAACGCTGAACTACTACTTCTTGACCTTGTAAATTTTTAATTATTTTATACATTTATAACTCCGCTGAAGCAGACCATTGAAGGTAGTAATCCGCACCTGCTGTTCCTGATGAATTTCCTGAACTTTGATAACATTGAAAATTATGATGATACGATCCATTTGATGTGCAGTTTAAATCTGCATTGCTTGGACCACCGCATTTTCCAGCAGTAGTGCTATTTGGGCTGTAAAAAACCATAGTTGGATTAGCTCTTTTTAAAACTGCAAAATTAATATCCCAAAGTGGTCTGCTTGCAGTTGCAGCCCATGTATCTCTAAAATTATTTCCATCATATGTAACAGTTGGAACAACTACACCTTGGTTATATGATTTTTCATAATACCTCTGACACAAAGCTAATTCTGTACCAGTTTGTCTGTAATCAAAGCTAGTAGCTGTACTGCCTACCTCTAGCTGAACTCCTGTGATGTAGAAAGTTGCTCCGTTTGTGCCAACTACGGATGTTGCGCCTGTGGCTGAAAGGTAATTTGTAGCTGCCCATGCACCAGCAGTTCCGCTATAAGTAGAACCAACACCAAGACCAATTTGAAGTTGTAGTCCTGCACCACTAGTTGTTGTCCATGTTCCTGATGTATCGCCAGCAATCGTGATTGATTTTTGTTCCCAAGTATTTGCTGAAGAAATTGTATAGGTAAATGGATAGTTTCTTGAACCACCATCATTGTAAACTGAACCACCAAAAGTACCAGTTAATGAACTACGAACCCAAAAACTAATAGTAATTGTTTTAGCGTTAGCCGTACCAAAACCTAAATCGGCAACATTAAAGCCTTCAATTACGTGCTGTATAACAAAAAAATCACTAGCACCAACAGAATATGCAGACAAAGAAGTAACACCTAAATAATTAGTAAACCCTGCTGGTGGAGTTACAGAACCAGCATTTTGCTGAACAGAATATTTTGATGATTGAGTAAGTCTTGCTTTCCATCTATCAAGTGTGTAAGTAGAATCAGATGTTGGAGTAACATTAGCCCCAGCATTACGCTGGTCAATTACCATCGCACCATTAATAATCCTATTCCGCATACCAGAAAACAATCCAGTAGCTCTACCATAATTCTCAATAGAGCCTGTCTGGAATGCTGAGTTAGCAATTGTGTTTGCTGTGATACCAGCACCAGAGATTGCTGTGTTTGATGCTGATGTAATTACGCCATTCTGGTCAAAAGTAAATGACGGAATAGATGATGTGTTACCAACAGTCGTAGAAGTTACATTGTTAGCAACTTGAATTACGGAGAACGATACTTTTGTTAATGGCATAATGGTCTATTTATTCTGTTACAGCATCAAGCTGTTCTTGTGTTGGTC